TATAGCAGAGTTAACAGCGTTAGGTGATAACCCTGATGCTATCCGTCGTTGGGCTGCAGGTCATGCTTTTGAAGCAGATAAACTATTGCCTAAATTTGAAAACCAACAAAATGTAATGGTTGGCGGCGTACCTACTACGCGTGTACTTAGCATAGACCCATTAACGGGTAAAGCTAGAACGGTAGAAGGTTCAGCTGCGGCTACATATAATAAACCTGCGGCTAGCACCGTAGTTAACGTAAATAATGCGCAAGAAAAAGAGTTTGAAAAAGAACTAGGCAAAGGCCAAGCTCAAAAAGTGTTGACCAGTAAAGCCAGCGCTGAAGACGCGGCGCAAATACTAGCTACTAATATGGTAGGTAAAACCTTGTTAGATAAAGGTATGATTACAGGGGCTGGCGCTGACTTTTTTGTTCAACTTAACAAAGGTCTTCTTCGCGCTGGTATGGATTTTGGCGGGGCTGATGCCGCGCAAAACTCTCAAGCATACGGTGCATTAATGGCCGCTAACACCGCTAAAATTATTAAACAGTTTGGTGCGGGTACTGGCTTGTCTGATGCTGATAGGGAATACGCATTGAAAGCCGCAGCGGGCGATATATCTATGGATGAGAAAGCTATCCGTAAGATTCTTAACATTAATAATAAAGCCGCTCAAAATGCTATTAATAAGCATAACAGAGACGTATCAGGCATTAAGACTAACATACCGTTAACTGTAGATGTAGCTGATTACACCGCTGGCATACCTGAAGGCAGATCTAGCACTAGCGCTGCTAAAAAAGGTGCTAAGACTTTAGATGATATATTTAAATAATAGGGCAAATCATGGCTGATATTAACTTACCTAAAGTTAGCGTAACTGCAAAAAGAATTACGCCTGAAGAATACGCCGCTGAAAGTGGCACGGATACTTTTCGGGATAAAATTAATACGGCGCGTCGTGCAGGGTATTCTGAAGAAGATATTTTTAATCATATTAAAGATAAAGACCCTAAGATTGCAACTGCACTAAACGAAGGTTATTCTCCGGATGAAATTTTAGCGCATATTGCGCCGCCCACTACCAAGATGGAATCACTTGCGCGTGGCGCAGGTATTACCCTTCGCGGTGCAGCGCCTAGTGTTTTAGGCGCTACTGCTGGTGCAGCGTTAGGTGCTTTTGGTGGCCCAGCCGCACCTATTACCGTGCCTGCCGGTGCTTTGATTGGTTCTGCGGCAGTGCCTATAAGCGATGCGGTTATAAGTGCTTACAATGCACTTGCAGGTAAAAACGTACGTCCTACATCTGAAGTTATTAAGAACATGTTAGGTGGCCCTAGACCTGAGACTACTAGCGAACGTATGCTTGAGGTTGCAAGTGGCGCATTAACGCCAGCAGGCGTGGAATCATCTGCCGCAGGTCTAGTTAAAGCAGTGCCAGGCATGTTAGGCCGCACCGGTCAAGTTATGTCTCAAGCCCCACTGTCTCAAGTTATTACTGCGCCTACATCTGCTGCAATGACACAAGGCGTAACTGAAACGTCAGGCAATCCATTGCTAGGCGCAGCAGCAGGCTTAGCTACAGGTACGCTTACTAACTTACGCACTAATGTGCGACAACAAGCGTCGTCAGCAGATGAACTTGCCATTCGTGCAAAATCCAATTACGATACATTAGATCAATCGGGTTTTCAATTAGACCCTAATGCGTTTAAATCACATTTCAATACTATTGCGCCTAAACTTCGTGCTAAACAAGGATATGTAGCAAATGCTTACCCTAAAGTAAAAGCCGTTATTGACGAACTAGTATCTGACACACCTAAAGACGTAGCTGAGATTACAGCGCTTCGTAAAGTTATTGGCGGCGTAAAAGGCAGTGCAGACGCACAAGAGCGTTTAATTGGCGCTCAATTAATGGACGAATTTGACGATTATGTTCTTAATGCACCTGCGTCAGCCATTGTTGGCGGCAATAAGAAAGCCATTGAAGCATGGAAAAATGCACGTCAAGATTACTCACGCATGAAAAAAAGCGAAATTTTTACCGACATTATTGAGAAAGCTGAACTATCTACAGGCGATAAAGGTAAAGCTATTGCCAGTCAGTTATCTAATTTGGCTAAGAACGATAAGAAAATGCGTTTGTTTTCTGAGCCTGAACAAGAACAAATTAAAGAAGCCGCTAAAGGCGGGACTTTTAAATCTATACTTAAAACATTGTCTACACTTGCACCTATGACGCCTGCTGCAATAATATTTACTGCTATAAGCCCTTATGGTGCGTACACTGCCGCAACCGGTTTAGCCAGTAAAGCGGCCACAACAGCATTGCAAGAACGCCAAGCTAACAGATTGGCTAATCAAATGCGTTCAGGCGCAGGCGCTAAACTACCTATCGCTGAAGGTTTTGCCCGCAACTTACCTATGGCAACGTATCGCCAAGGTGTCAACACGCTTGCAACTCAACAACAACAAAACGCACTAGCTCAATAAGGATTTAGTATGGACGATCAAACAACTCGCCTTAACCGCATTGAAGAAAAGCTGGACAAAGTGTCTGAGGCGATTGTTTCATTGGCCCGCATGGAAGAACGAATGATCACGTTGTTCAAGCGCATGGACAACTACGACGACCATCACCGCGCCTTAGAAGGCCGCGTGACCAAGGTCGAAGTGACGCATGCGTCAGGCGCATGGGTTGAGCGCGTGGTGTGGGTTATAGTTTGTGGCATCATAATGGGGACTTTATACCTTGGTAAATAGCCGTAGTTTGTCCGATTTACATCCTAAAGTCGCTGCCATGTGCAAGGCTTTTATCGAAGAATGTGATAAGAAAGGTGTTGACGTACTGATAACATCCACGTATCGTGATGCAGACAGTCAAACAGCCCTTTATAATCAAGGCCGTACAAAGCCTGGTAACATAGTAACTAACGCTAAAGCAGGTCAGTCGTTTCATAACTGGCGTGTAGCGTTTGACTTCTGCCCCATCGTTAATGGCAAATGCCAATGGAACGATAAGGGTTTGTTTGCAACCTGCGGTGCCATTGCAGAAAGCGTAGGACTTGAATGGGCTGGTCGATGGACTGGCAAGCTGAAAGAGACCGCGCATTGCCAATTTACAAAAGGGCTATCAATACAAGATTTTCAAAATGGAAAAACTATATAAGTACAAAACATGCGAATTTTGTAAAGCTGAATTTTTTGTAGATGATTCACCGTACCATGTAAATAGACGTAAATATTGTTCTATAAACTGTAGTAACAGGGCTAATGCAATTAAAAAATCTAGCGGATTAACTAGACCTGAATATGAGCATAATTATTGGGCTAAGCCCGAAAATAAAGAACGACAACGCGTAACTAAAGAACGCAATAGACTTAAACGTATGGAAAGCCTTGGCGAGGCATACGTTAAATCAATGCTTAGCAGATGTAAAGCTAGAGCAAAACGAAAAAATATGGACTTTGATTTAAGTCTTGAAGATATTACTATTCCTACTGTATGTCCTATTTTGGGTATACCATTAGAATATGTACAAGGTAAAGGCGGAAGTTGGAATTCACCGTCGTTAGATAGAATTAATAATGACAAAGGCTACGTTAAAGGTAATGTTCAAATTATATCTAAACGCGCTAATAGCATTAAAACTGACGCATCACTTGATGAAATAGAAAAAGTGTATTTTTATTTAACTAGGGAGAAAACATTATGAAAGCATATTTAATTGAACGTCTTAAAGAAGCATCAACATGGCGCGGTATCGTAGCGCTACTAACCGCCGTTGGCGTGACGCTATCACCCGCGCAAGGCGAAGCAATTATAGCCTTGGGTCTAGCCGCCATCGGTACCCTAGGTGTATTCACCGCGGACAAAAAGTAGTGTCCTCACTCTTTGCTATCATAGACCGCCTGCTACTATTAGTAGTTAGGTGGGCTGTGGCAAGAGAACAGGCGAAAGCCCAAAGGTTGCGCGATGCAATTGAAGAAAACCCTGCTGACTGGTACATTGCTCATTTTAACAGCATGTCAGACCCAGCAAACACTCCAGCCGACAAAACCAACACTGACGATACAAAAGCAAGCTGACGGTGGCATTTGCTTAGATAGGGACAACGCCGCTAAGTTGGGCGTTTACATCCTTGAACTGGAACGCAAATGATTATCGAAGATGGCTTTTTGGCTTTTGCTAACGACAGACAAAAAGAAATAATCCAAGCCATCAATGAATACGGCGGCATACGACCTGCTGCTAGAGCGTTACAACTACACCACACCACCGTTGCAGACTCAATACGCATAGTAAGGCGTAAAGCCGCTATCAGCGGTTACGCACCCGATAACGACATGGTGCGCGTGGTACCCGATCCGTTCATCGTACGCGGCATCAGCACCTACTATAATGCCGAGGGTAAAGCATCCGGCCAGTGGGTCAAGTCACGCATCGAGGACACCAAGCTACAAGAGATGATGCGTCAAGCGATTGACGCCATGAAAGAAGACATCCCTCGGCTGTCTGCACTACCAGCCCCACCGCTGTCTAATGACAACCTACTGAACTGCTACGTTATCACGGACTACCACTTGGGCATGCTATCGTGGGACGAGGAGACGGGAGAGAATTGGGACGTGGCCATTGCTGAAAAGTTGGTCATTAAGTGGATGGAGCAGGCTATTGCTCAGTCGCCTAACGCTGACACGGCTGTGTTTGCACAGCTATCGGACTTCTTGCACTTCGACGGTATGGACGCTGTAACGCCTGCGTCTAAACATCTGCTCGACGTGGACACACGGTTTGCTAAGTTAGTCCGTTCTGCAATACGTGTATTACGCACGATAATAGACATGTTGTTAGCCAAACACCAAAACCTACACATTATCATGGCTGACGCTAACCACGATCCAGTCAGTCAGATATGGCTGCGCGAGTGGTTTAGTGTGCTGTATGAAAACGAGCCGCGTGTCACTGTGGACAAGTCACCTAATCCATACAATGCGTACGAGTTCGGTAACGTGGCGTTGTTCTTCCACCACGGCCACAAGCGTAAGGTTGCAAACGTATCAGAAGTGTTTGCTGGCCAGTTCAGGGAAATGTTTGGCAGAACTAAGTACGCTTACGCACATATGGGGCATTACCATTCTATCGATATTAAAGAAAATAACTTGATGATAGTCGAACAGCATCGTACACTAGCACCAGGTGATGCGTATTCTGCCAGGGGCGGTTGGCTGTCAGGCCGAGATGCTAAGGTGATAAGTTATGATCGCCGTTACGGTGAAGTCAGCCGGTTAACAATTAACTCTGATATGTTGAGGTAGATATGGCTAAAAGTACACCGGAAGAAATCTGCTTTGACTTGTTAGGTCAGTCTATCGATGAAATTGAAGTGGACTACGACAACGAAATCATTGTCATCACCACTAGCATGGGTAGAATTGAATTTACTG